ACTTCATGTATACCGAAGAGCAGTTGATGGCTCGTCTGAAGTTTTTTATTGGTATTTGTTTAGCACTTACATTGTTCGGTATTGTATTTGTTGTGTTATACTCTTTAATTTTTGTAACACAACCACTCAATGCTATTTCACCAATCGACCAAAAATTCTTTGAGTTGATTATCCCTATTGCCACATTCTTAACTGGTACATTGTCTGGTATCATGTTGGCTGGTGGTGACAAAGATGCACAAAAGAGAGCATTGGAATTGGCTAATAGACCAACAACAGTATCACCTGCACCAACGTCCGCACCAAGTTTTAGTGGTGTAACAACTTCTGCTTTTGTTGCACCTACACCAACATTTAGTCCTTCAGTAATGATGAGTTCAACAGGCAAACCAATGCCTGCTCAACCACCTCAGCCGGAGATTTAATAAATGGAATGGATGAGTAGTATGTTGTCTGACGGACATAACGGTACTGTTAGTAGTAAAAGAGTTGTAACACTACTAGCTTTTGCTGTATGTGCATTTGCACTTGTTGCCGACATATTTGGTTATAAAGTAACTCCATCACTATTTGATCCAATGATATATTTGGTGATTGCAGGATTAGGTTTCACTGCATCTGAAAAATTTGCTAAAAAGGAAGAACAGAAATGAAAAAATTATGCCTATCTATATTGATGTTGTTTAGTGGTTTGACTTTTGCACAAACACCTACTCCTACGATTGCCTTGTGTGATGGTGACTATGCTCTTTGTGCAGCTTCTACCTGTAGACTTACAGGTAATAAAATTCAAACTAATGATGGAAAATCTTGGCCAGAAGTTGTTTGTACCTGTCCTATTCTAAAAGGTAAAGCAATTGCTGATTTGACTGGTGGTAATATGAAAGGTTCTTGTGTGGCTCCAACAGGCCAAGTGTGGAGTTTATTTGCACCAAAAGTATATTATCCACAAGAAGCTAGTAATTTTGTAACTACTCCAAAATCTGCAACTAGAGCATCAGTTCAGGCTTGTTCTGGTCAGTTTGCACAAGGATCCACAAATTGTTGGAGTATGATTTGTACCATTGGAAAAACAATTAATGGTTCACCTACTGCTGAGTGTAAGTGTCCTATCGGTCAAATTAAACATGGTACCGAGTTCTTAACAGAAGCTGGTCAAAGCAACCCTTCCGTTTGCACCCAACACCCTGTAGCTGCACCAGATATTTTTGCTGAATCATTAGTAAAGAAAATGTATCAGTCAGAGGACAATGACAATCTCGTAAATCAAATTATTCAAAAGAGGAAAAAATGAGAACATTTAACACATTCGCATGGACCTTTATTGCTGTAGCAGTAGCATTAACTGCTGTTAATACAGCACAAGCTGCCGAAACAAAGAAAGCTTGTGTAACACAAAAAGATCCGAAAACGGGTAAAGAAAAAGAAGTTTGTAAAGAAATCAAAGTGCATAAGAAATTAGAAGGCACTCCTGTACCAGAGAAAAAATAAATGGCAGAGTTTGGCGATACCGACATTAAAGTAGATATTGGTGTTTTAAAGACACAAGTATTGACTTTATCTGCTCTTTGTAATAAAATGGACCAGGTCATAGAAAAACTGGTGGATCAACACGACCGCCATATTGCAAAGGTATATACCGACATGGACAATCGCAGACTAGAAACGGAGGCTGATATCAAAGAGATACATCAACGAATCGATACCGTTTTGGATAAAATGGAAAGTTCCAACAAAGAAATTATGGAAGAATTCAAATCTCTCCGTAAAGATATGAGTGACCATAACAAACAAGAGAAGGATGCTCTGGATGCCTTACTCAAATGGAAGTGGATGTTGGCGGGTGGTATTATTGCTATATCATGGTTGATTTCTCATGTAAATCCTGATACAATATCTAAATTCATTAAATAGTATTACAACTTAACTTAAATATATTATGAGTGTTTTCATTGACAGAGCTTTTCTGCTCCGCATTTCGCCAAAATTGCAAAGGTTTACCCAAAAGAAGGATGACCTTTATAATTTTCGGTGTCCGCTCTGTGGCGACTCACAGAAAAATAAAACCAAATCTCGTGGTTATGTTTATCGCAAAAAGAATGACTACTTTTATATGTGTCATAACTGTGGCGCTGGCACAAATTTCTATAATTTCCTAGAAAAAGTTGATCCAACTTTAATTAAAGAATATTCGTTAGAAAGATATAAAAATGGTGACAACAATAGAAGCAACCACATCGAACCAGATTTTCAGGAGTGTAAGCAAGAAACGCCGAAGTTTAAAAAGTCCTTGGAACTTCTATCAATCGACAATTTACCAGAGGCGCATTTTGCTAAGGTGTATGTGCAACAACGCAGGATTCCGGAGACCTTTTGGTCGCAACTATACTATGCGGAAGATTTCGCAGCCTTCATACAAAATCTTGGGATTAAGAATACAAACCTTAAAGAGAAGGACAATCGGCTCGTCATACCGTTTTATGATAAAGAGAAGAACCTGGTTGCACTACAGGGGAGAGCGTTAGGTGAATCCAAACTAAGATATATTACTCTGAAACTACATGATGATAACCACAAGTTCTTTGGACTTGATAGGATAGACGAGGACAAGATGATATATGTAGTGGAAGGTCCTATTGACAGTATGTTTTTAGACAATGCTGTAGCCACTGCGGACAGTAACTTGGAATCAATCACATCTATATACGATAAGTCCAAAATTACATTAGTGTTTGATAATGAACCTCGCAATAAAGAAATTATTAAAAAAATTGATGATGCAATAGAAAAACATTATAATGTAGTGATATGGCCAGAAATGATTGATTCTAAAGACATTAACGATATGGTGTTAGAAGGATTCTCACCAGATGAAATCCAAGATATTATAAGTAAAAATACATTCGTTAATTTAAGAGCGAAAGCAGAATTTGTGAATTGGAAGAAGGTTTAAATAATGAATGTTAAATTAATATCATACACACAAGGAACAGATGGTAAGAATTTACTAGAGCAAGTTGCATATGCTGCTAGAGTTTCTAACCCATCAAATCAAAACAATAGCGACACAGCTGAAAAGTTGGTCCGTTATTTAATTAAGCATCAACATTGGTCGCCACTTGAAATGGTGAATGTTTGTTTAGAAATTGAAACTACAAGAGATATAGCAAGACAAATATTACGGCATCGTTCCTTTTCATTCCAAGAGTTTTCTCAAAGATATGCAGTAGCAGACTTAGGCTTTGAATTTAAGGAAGCCAGATTACAAGATGAAAAGAATCGACAAAATAGTATTGAAACGGATAATGTTGGTTTGAAATTAAATTGGGAAACACAACAAGATTATGTTATCGTAGCAGCAGAAAGAGCATATCGTTGGGCTATTGAACACGGTATTGCAAAAGAACAGGCACGAGCAGTATTGCCTGAAGGCATTACAGTTTCAAGGTTGTATATGAATGGAACACTAAGGTCTTGGGTTCACTATATACAGCTACGAAGCGAAAATGGTACCCAAAAGGAACATCGTGAAGTTGCAATGGCTTGTGCTAAAGCAATTGAACCGATTTTCCCAATGATTCAAGAATTTATAACACAATAATAAGGTAAGGCGAATACATGGAATACCTAGGCATCAGCATAGATTTAGAAAGAGATAAATTATTTGACGAACTTGGAGTAAAAAGACTTAAAGAAAGTTACATGAAAGAAGATGAAGAATCACCACAACAGAGATTCGCATTTGTATCAAAATCGTTTAGTTCCAATACGGAACACGCACAGAGATTATACAACTACAGCAGTAAACATTGGTTGTCTTATTCTACTCCCATTCTTTCTTTTGGTCGTTCTAAGCGTGGGATGCCTATATCATGTTTCCTTAACTATATTGAAGATACTGCGGAGGGACTAGTTGATAATCTATCAGAAACTAATTGGCTTTCTATGCTCGGGGGTGGTGTTGGTATTGGCTTTGGTATTCGTTCAGCAGACGATAAATCTACTGGTGTCATGCCTCACCTCAAAATCTATGACGCCAGTTCTCTGGCATACCGGCAAGGTCGCACTCGCAGGGGCAGTTATGCTGCTTACCTCAATATATCTCATCCAGATATTATCTCTTTCTTAGAGATGCGCAAGCCGACAGGCGATCCCAATGTTCGTTGTTTAAATCTACATCACGGTATTAATATCACCGATGACTTCATGCACATCATTGAAACGTGTATGTTGGATCCAGAAGCAAAAGATGATTGGGAATTAAAAGACACACACTCGGGTGAAGTAAGAGAAGTTGTATCTGCAAAAGAACTTTGGCAAAAAATTCTAGAGCTTCGCATGATGACTGGTGAACCATACATTCACTATATTGATACAAGTAATCGTGAGATGCCACAATTTCTCAAAGACAAAGGTTTAAAGATTCATCAATCAAATCTTTGCTCTGAAATTATTCTACCTACAAATGAAGATCGAACAGCTGTATGTTGTTTATCTTCTTTAAACTTGGAGAACTATGATGAATGGAAATCTGAACCATTATTTCTTAAAGACGTTGCCGAAATGCTTGATAACGTCCTCAATTACTTCATCGCTAATGCTCCTGATGCTATTGCTCGTGCAAAGTATAGTGCCGAAAGAGAACGTTCTATTGGTATCGGTGCTCTTGGGTTCCATGCTTATCTACAGCGTAATGGCATTGCTTTTGAAGGAGTAATGGCCAAAGTTGCAAACAATAAAATATTTAAACATATTAGAGAAGGATTAAATAATGCAAATCTTCAATTGGGTACAGAACGTGGCTCTCCTCCTGATTGTATTGGCACCGGTCTACGGTTCTCTCATGTTATGGCTATTGCCCCAAATGCTTCTAGCTCCATTATTATGGGCAACACCAGTCCTTCTATTGAGCCATATCGTGCTAATGCTTACAGACAAGACACCTTATCAGGAGCATATCTAAACAAGAATCGTTGGTTGAATGAGTTGATTATTAAACTATCACACGATAAACCAGAAGATTGGTATAATGATGTTTGGTCGTCTATTATTGCTAATGATGGATCTGTTCAACATTTAGAATGGATGTCCGACCATGATAAAGACGTATTCAAAACATCCATGGAAATTGACCAACGATGGGTGATTGAATTGGCTTCTGATAGACAACAATATATTGACCAAGCACAGTCACTTAATTTATTCTTTAGACCAGATGTTAATTTAAAGTATCTTCATGCTTGTCATTTTCTTGCATGGAAAAAAGGATTGAAAACTCTATACTATTGTCGTTCTGAGAAAATTGGTAAAGCAGACAAAGTTGCCAAAAAGATTGAAAGAGAAGTGATTAAAGAATTAGATATGAGTGCAATTGCACAAGGCAACGAATGTTTGGCTTGTGAGGGTTAAGTGAATAAAAAATGGACAAACAATTTAATTATGAAATAATTGATAATTATTTACCAAATAATGTTTCTGATGAGATAGAAAATATTATGTTGAAGAATACACTTCCTTGGTTTTTTATTAATAATAAATCAGCAGATAAAGTTTTAATGCAATGGGACGATATTCAGAATTTTCAATTCTCACATATGTTTTATGCTGATTACACAATATTGAGTAATTACTATGTGAATATTGTTAAGCCAATTATAGATAAACTTAATCCTTTATCTTTAATTAGAGTTAAAGGAAACCTTACAACAGTAACACCAAATATTATAAAATATGGTTGGCATACGGATGTTGGTGATAATTATGAACACAAAACAGCGATATATTATGTCAACACAAATAATGGAAAAACTATTTTTAAAAATGGTTTAGAAGTTGAATCTGTTAAAAATAGAATAGTTATTTTTGATGGATGGATGGAACACACAGCGACATCTAGCACCGACACTAAAGCTAGATGCGTTTTAAATTTAAATTACATAGAAAGGTCGAAATGATAAAAAAAATAGAATCAAATTTATCAGAGGAACGCAATTATTTTAAGCCTTTCAATTATCCTTGGGCTTATGACGCTTGGTTGAAACATGAGCAATCTCATTGGTTACATACCGAAGTTCCTATGGCTGAAGATGTAAAAGATTGGAAGAAGAAATTAACCAAAGAAGAAAAAACATTTCTAACACAAATCTTCCGTTTCTTCACACAAGGTGATATTGATGTGGCTGGTGGTTATGTTAAGAACTATCTGCCATACTTTCCACAACCTGAAGTTCGTATGATGCTTACAGGATTCGCTGCCAGAGAGGCGTTACATATTGCAGCCTACTCACACCTGATTGAAACACTAGGTCTACCTGAAACCACCTACAATGAGTTCCTAGAGTATGAGGCGATGAGAGAGAAACATGACTATATCATGGACATCTCTAGTAAGAATACCACAAGAGAAAATACTGCAACTCACATTGCCGTGTTCTCGGCCTTTACCGAAGGTATGCAATTATTCAGTTCATTCATTATGTTGTTGAATTTTGCTCGTCACGGTAAAATGAAAGGTATGGGTCAGATTATTACATGGTCTATCGTTGATGAAACACAACACGCAGAATCCATGATTAAATTGTTTAGAACATACATAGAAGAAAATCGTGAAATTTGGAACGATGAACTAAAAGGAAAAATTTATACCATTGCTGAGAGAATGGTACAACTAGAAGATAAGTTTATCGACCTAGCATTTGGTGTAAATCAAATGGAAGGTTTATCTTCAGAAGATGTTAAGAAGTATATTCGTTATATTGCAGACCGCCGTTTAATTTCTTTAGGACTTAAAGGTGTGTTTAAAGTGAAAAAGAATCCTTTACCATGGGTAGAAGAAATGATTAACGCACCAACACATACTAATTTCTTTGAAAATCGTGCTACCGATTATGCAAAAGGAGCTTTATCGGGAAATTGGGGTGAAGTTTGGGCTCATTAAGGAATTTAAATGACAAACAAATCATTATCAGGTGAATGCCTGAGTTGTGAATCAACATACAATGTTTCTTTTATGGAAGAAATGGTATCACAAGATTTACCAGAACACTGCCCATTTTGTGGTGAAATGATTGAAGAATTAACAGAAGATTATGTTGAAGATGATGAAGATGAATTAGATATGAAGGAATGGGATTGAAAAGTATTGCTATTATTGGTGTAGGTTCCGGAGGCATACTTAGCATATGTCATATGTTGAGTTATTTGCCTCCTGGTGTTAAAGTGTTCTCAATATATGATCCCAAAGTACCTTCTGTAGGAATTGGCGAAAGTACCGGACCTGTCTTTTGGGCAACCATGGAATTATGCCTCGGTGTAACATTTGACGAGATATTAAATTCTGGAGAAATCGATGCTACAAAAAAATATGGAACACTTTACAAAAATTGGAGAGAAAAAGATTTTTTAAATCCTCTTTTTGGTAACGAAGAATTTGAAAGTCTGGCCATACATTTTAATACATTCAAAATAAAAGATTACACATTCAATATTTTAAGAAAAAAGTATCAAGAAAGATTTGGAGAAATTCAAGGCAATGTTTTAGATATTCAAAATAAAGAAGAATGTGTTGTTTTGAATATAGACGGTACCGACCACACATTTGATTATGTTATTGACTGTAGAGGTTTCACCAAAAACTTTGATGACTATGTTGTTTTACCCATGCCATTAAATCATTGTTTGGTGCATAACATTGCAAGTAATGAAGGTATTGACTGGAATTACACAATACATCAAGCAACAGAGAATGGATGGATGTTTGGTGTTCCATTAACAAATAGATTGTCGTATGGTTATTTGTTTAATGATACCATAACACAATCCAGTGAAGCTAAAAAAGACTTCTCTAAAATTATTGGAGTAAATATTGATGATATGGATAAAACTGAATTCAAGTTTAATTCATATTACATAAAAAAAGTAATTGACAACCGTGTTATGAAGAATGGCAATTTGGCTTTCTTTTTAGAACCAATGTTTGCAAACTCTTTATGGATGTATGATTATATCAATAGACTAATTATTGATAGAATTAAATTTAAAGTAAACCAAGATGATTTAAATTATATTTTTCAATCAAAATCAAAACAAATACACGATACAATATGTTATAATTATCAAGGCGGTTCATTATATAATTCAGACTTTTGGAAACACACTACAAATTATTCAAAGAAAAAGGTAGACGAAAGTTTATTTTTTTTAGAACTTAAAGAAAAATTTAAATTTATGAAAGATAATAATTGTGATGTGGGTTTCAACTTTCCTTTTGGTCCTAAAAATTTAAAAATAATGGATAAAAATTTTGGTTATAATACCTGGTAAAGTTTCATAAATAATAGTATATTCTAATATGGAAATTATACTATGGTATTCAACTGGCAATATGATGGTAAAGATTTTACGGAAGACTTGATTGGTGATAATTACGGGTTCGTGTATCAGATAACCAATCTGACGAATGGTAAAAAATACATAGGCAAGAAATTCTTTTACTCTGCCAAAACCAAACAAGTCAAAGGTAAAAAGAAAAAGTACAAAGCCAATTCAGATTGGCAAACTTACTTTGGAAGTAGTGACATCTTAAAGCAAGATGTGTTACAATGCGGACATGATAAATTTGTCCGTGAAATAATTCACTTATGCCACTCTAAAGGTATGTGTTCTTATTTGGAAGCAAAAGAACAGTTTACCAAAGGTGTATTGGAAAGTGATGAATATTATAACACATGGATAATGGTAAGAGTTAGAAAGGCTCACATTAAGGAAAAAGATGCTAGATTATCTACAGCCACTAAAACAAAGAAACCTTGACTTCTTTACATTTCTAGCAGGAGATGAAGAAGGTCGAGTTGATATTATGAGTTCTGAATATGCAAATCCAGGAGAAAAAGTTGGTGGCACTTCTCTTGGTGATTTATATCATATTGTATTGTTCCGTGAGAGCAAAGAAAATCCAGAAGAATATGATGAGTTTGATGACTTTGAAGCCATTCTTGCTTGCCCATTAGAATATGTTTCAGGATTGATACCAGGTGGTTTTTATGGTATAATTGCCAGAAAGACTACTACATCACATAAACTGTTGGACAAGTTGCTTGCCATGGTGAAGAAAAAGTGATATAATGTAATTTTGAAACTGTGAAAGTTTGTTATGATTCTCGTTGATTTAAATCAAGTATTACTATCTGGCCTTATGGCTCAGATTTCAAACCAAAAAGGTGTTAAACTAGATGAAGGTCTGGTTAGACACATGATTCTGAATATTCTCCGTATGCACATCCGCAACTTCCGAAAAGATTATGGTGATGTGGTATTGTGTTGTGATAACCGTAAGTATTGGCGAAAAGAATATTTTCCATTCTACAAAGCTGGTCGTAAGAAAACTCGTGAGAAGTCTGATTTAGATTGGCATCTGATTTTTGATATGTTGGCCAAATTCAAATCCGAATTGCGTGTAAACTTTCCATATAAAGTGATTGATGTTGAAGGTGCAGAGGCTGATGACATTATCGGCACACTGGTACCAATCTATGCACCACACCAAAAGATTTTGATTCTATCGAGTGATGGTGACTTTTTACAATTACAGAACTATGGTAGTAATGTAAAACAATACAATCCAGCACAAAAGAAATTTGTCAAATCTGAAAATCCTGTTGAAGAATTAAAAGAGAAGATTATTCGTGGTGACAAAGGTGACGGTATTCCAAATATGTTCTCACCATCTGATTGTTTTGTTCGTGACCTTAGACAGAAACCAATTACTAAGGGAGTGTTGGATAAGTATCTAAAAGAAGATGTGAATAATTATAGTGAAACTGATAAATCTAACTATACCAGAAATGCTACACTTATTGACCTTACTTTTATTCCAAAAGAGATAAAAGAAAAAATCATAAATACCTATGATGAAACAAAACCGGCATCTCGCCAAAAACTGTTAAATTATTTTATTGAAAATAAACTTAAAAATTTAATGGACGTTATTGAGGAATTTTAATGAAAAATATCTATGAAGTATTTGACGAATTTGAAGCTGCAACAAACAAAAAAGAAAGAATGGCAGTAATTGAAAAGAATCTATCAAAAGCCTTGGTAGAAGTTTTACAATTTACTTTTCATCCAGGATTTAAATGGAAAATAAAAGAAATGCCAGAAAACTACAAAATTCCTGATACAAAACCAGGAATTTCTGTTGGTCAACTATCTACGGAAATTCGTAGAATCTACTTGTTTCAGGAAGGACATCCTGAGGCTGAAAAACTCTCTCCAAGAAAACAAAACGAACTATTGATTCTGTTCTTAGAATCTTTAGAACCTCGTGAAGCTGAAGTTGTTATGGGTATATTTAAAAAGGACCAAGGTGTGAAAGGTTTGACATATAATTTTGTTAAAGAGGCGTTCCCTAATCTTTTACCCTAAATGCACGATAAAGAACGAATCATTGTAGTTACCGGTGAGTTTGATCCTTTAGAATCCAATGAATTACACTTTTTACAAAGATGTAAGAGGAAAGGTGACTGGTTAGTGGTTGGAGTTCATTCAGATTGGTGGATGGTATATGCTCGTGGAGGTTTTACTCACAACTACCAAACACGCCGTGAGATTATTCAAAATGTAAGATGTGTTGATGAGGTGTTTACTTTCAACGATTCAGATGGCACAGTCTGCCAGCTTCTCAAAATTGTAAAAATCTGTTATCCACATTCCGACATCACCTATGTGTCAGATATGGATATGCACAATATGCCAGAAACAAAAATAAGAGGCATAACATTTGAAACCTTGAAATAGGAGATAGTAGTGACAAAGTTTATAGGTAAGTTTCGCAAAAACAAAGATTATTCAGATGATTATGATTATGCAAAAAATTTCTTACATAACAAAAAGCGTAGAGGTGAACACGCTGAAGTAAAGAAGTTAAAAAATCATGAATACGAAGATTCAATTGATTTGTTCGATGAAAAAGATTGGCCAGTACGGTTCTAATTTCACAATATAAGAAAAAACATTATTTCCACTTATATTTGATTTTTTTCGGATAAGTATCGGTGTCCGCTTTTGAAATAAAGCTTTGGATCCTCCATATAATCTGGTAGGTGTGTCATAAAAACAACACTTACTCTTGACATTTTCTCTAAACTGTAGTATCATTGTAATTTCCGAGTGGGAGATTACATTATGATTATACACGGTTACATTCCTAAGTCTAAAAGACACAAAGTTCCAAAATTAGTGAAATTACGCCACGAAGAATGGCAAAACAAGATTTTGGCAATATCTCCAAAAACGAATTATACCAATACCACGAGTATTTCCAAATCTATTCCTATTCCTAGAATTCCAGCTGGCAGGGAAACTCCCCTATACACATCCATTGATACTGGTTTTATACCTTGTACCAAAAAATCCCAAAATTCATATACAGGTGAAAAAATGAAAGGTGTGGCTACAATGCACAAGTCAAATGCTGTTCCTGTATTCACAGATAATGAAGCCAAAGAAATTTCAAGTATGCGGAGATGATATGAATACACCAAAAGGTTGGACAGATGAAGATTGGCAAGATTATGAGGAATATTTTCAGTCTTTAACTTGCCAAGAGAAAGAAATTGAGTTACAATCCATGTTAGCACTTGGAAAAGCCAAACAACGAGGCAAAAATATCGTTGTAATTGACCAATATTATGAAATGTGAGAAATTATGTTGCAACAATGGGAAGAAACACAAATATATAAGGGTATAGATGAGATTATGTTCAATCTGAGGCATATTCCTGCTGATGATGTAGCTCATTTTCTTGTAAAATTTGATCCGGATCTTGCGGATAAGTTGGCCAGAGCAATTGAACAGAATTTTTTCGACAAGGATATGAAAAATGTCAAATGATTTACTATTTTTAGAGGCAGCAAGAGCAGATGATGAAGAAATTCCTGCTTGGAAACGATTGGATATCGTAACTCGCAAGTGGGCAATACTTTCGCAACACGAAAAAGACCTTTCCGACTACCAAAAACGCAAGGAATTGTATCAATAGTCTGATATGTTGCTAAAAAACAACGCTTCCAAAGAAAACACTTGACGGAATATAGGATTCCTGTATAATTGTTTTATTAATCGTTAGGAGCTTATATGCAATTACTTGAATCCAAATCACTTTTAGCCAAATTGATGGCTACCGAGAACTTAGTAGTAGAACAGCGTAATGTTCCTACTGCTTGCTTTGATGTCAAAAATCGTGTTTTGACAATTCCTGTTTTAGATAAGAATATTTCTGGTTATCTTTATGACCTTTTTGTTGGTCATGAAGTTGGCCATGCATTATACACTCCTGAATCTGGCCTTATTCGTGCCAGAGATTTAAAGATTCCACAATCCATTTCAAATGTTATCGAAGATGTTCGTATTGAGAAAAAAGTCAAATACAAATATCCAGGTCTCCGTTCATCTTTCACAAAAGCATATGTTGAATTAACTCAAAAGAATTTCTTTGGCACCAATGGTGTTGATTTGAATGAATTGAATTTTGTTGACCGAGTGAATATGCACAGCAAAGGCGGTGCCATGCTTGGTATTCGTTTTGATGTTGAAGAAAGAAAACTGCTTGATGAGATTGAATCTACCGAAAGTTATGATGATGTTTTAGTTGTGGCTCAAAAAGTTCTTGCTTTTATGAAACAAAAAGAAGAAGAGCGTAAAGCCAATGCACCAGATTCCGAAGAATATGAAGAATCGGAAGATGGTGAAGATTTTGCCAATGATTGGGACGATGATTTTGGTGATGAAACCGAAGAAGGCGAAGAAACCGAATCTGGTTCAAAACGGGCTTCTGATGAATATGATGATGGTGAAGATGAAGATACCGAAATCATCGGTAATGATGACCGCTTTGACCATAAAGAAGTAGAACAGGATAATGTTCGTGCTTTCACCGATGAAGCATTCAAACAAAATGAGAAAAAGTTATTTGCTGAAAATGCAAAGAACTATATGTATGGTAATATTCCAAAGTTTGATATGAAGAAAGGTATTCTTACATATAAAGAATTATACAAAAAAATTGACGATGAATATTCTCACTGGTCGTTAAACTTTGACAGAGCAGAAAATGGCCAATATGCCAAACTGCGCCGTGATACAAACAAGGTAGTTTCTTATCTTGTCAAAGAATTTGAATTGCGTAAAAATGCAGACCAGTTAAAACGTGCATCTACTGCCAAAACTGGTGACCTTGACATGAAGAAGATTTTCTCATATCAATTCAATGATGATATCTTTAAAAAGATTTCGGTTATGCCAAATGGTAAATCACATGGTCTTGTCATGTTCTTAGATTGGTCTGGTTCAATGCACGAACACCTAGCAAACACCATGAAGCAATTAATCAGTCTGGTGATGTTCTGTAAGAAAGTAAACATTCCTTATGATGTGTATGCTTTTGCTTCACCTGAATCATTCAATTCACACCAATATCAAATTCCTCCAAAGAAAGGTGATATTGCAAGTAATCCTTTTTATCTGATGAATCTATTGTCAAGTAAAATGAGTGCTGGTGAATTTACTAAAGCGGCCAAAATTTTGACATTCATGGCCAACAATCAACGATATACACCTACCTTTATGGCTATGGGTGGTACACCATTGAATGAAGCAGTTATTGCCGCTATGGAAATTATTCCAGCATTTCAGAAACATTATAAGTTGCAAGTTGTTAATTCTGTGTTCTTAACTGATGGTGAAGGTCATACACTCCGCCAAACTTATAATATGAGTGATGACGGCAAATATCTTAGAACGGGTAAAGATTATGGCATCGATAATTTTGGTTTGATTATTCGTGACCCAATAACTAAGCACCAAGAAATTGTTGATAACATATATAATTGTGCTGGTCATACCGGCGCATATATTAAGTTGTTGAAAGCTCGTACCAATTGTAATGTGTTAGGTTTTTATGTAATTTCTGGTCGTGAATTTAGTCGTAAGATATACGAATTCTATCCACGCACCGCAAATTACGATGCAATCAAGGCTTCATTCCGTAAAACTAAATTTGCTGTTGTTACCACGGCTGGCTTTGATGAGTATTATGTTCTCCGTTCTGAAGCATTAGATACAGAAGAAGATAATACTTTTGAAGTAAAAGAAAATGCCACCACTCGTGGTCTAGTATCTGCGTTTAGTAAGTATGCTGGTGGTCGTGTCGCTAACCGTGTTGTTCTCAACCGATTTATAGGAATGATAGCATGATAGAACAATTAGTATCTTTCTTTGGTGCCCAAGGACACCGCCATGCCGATATATTATTTGTAGCATCGTGTATTGTGGCACCATATGTTGTGGATTTTTTCAAAGAATCCGATTTATTTAAAACCGAATTTTATGTCAGCGAAGAAGAAGCAGAAGCGGCCGCCATGAAATATGCTTTTGGAGAAGAAGAATGAAACTATTACATACACAATATGGGTCTGACAGAAAAGCCAATATTTTTCATAATGACCATTGTTATGTTGTTGAACTCTATATTGGTGACCGTTTGTTTAGAAAGATGAATGTATTAGAAACATTAGTTGATGCTAAACATATGGTTGAAGTTTTTTTAAATGAAGGTAGTAACAAACAATTACTGAACGAAAATGCCTGATATAATTGAAGCTGATGATTTTGATCCTAAAAAGATCGCTGATGAAATGATTAAACGATGCCTTGATGCTAGAGAATGGCACATCAAGTGTTATGTGCAAGAAGAATGGTTTATAAATGGAGTTGTTCCATTTGCGATTAGTATGAAAGATGGTTTATATACTTGCAAAGTAATTGCTGCCACGAAATTGGAAGCACTTAAAAAAGTGGAAGAATATATGCCTGTGATTAAGTTTATTGAAGAAGATAATAATGAATGAGAAACAAAAAGAAGCACTGCTGATTCTACAAGAAGAATGTGCTGAAGTAATTCAAGCTGCATCCAAAGTATTTCGTTTTGGTACAGAATCTAGGTGGCCAACCGAAGAATCAGGAACCACATTAGAAGAACTACAAATGGAAGTTGGTCAAGTGTTGGCGATGATTGACATTTTAACGGAACAATGTGTATTATCAGATACCGCCATCAATGCAGCAAGACATTACAAAAAAGAAAAACTAAAGATTTGGTCAAGCATTTATGACGCAGAATGATTTAGTTGTCAATTTGAAAAGAATTCGGTGTTGGACAACAGCAGATTCTATGGCCAGAAAATTGCTTACCGAATTGATACAGGCACTAGGTGGTAAGTAGTTGTTTTAAAACAACAGCCATTTGACAATTTGGGTGGTTGTGTTATAATTGGTATTAAGTGGTCAAGGTCGGTGCCGTCCGGTGAGGACCATAAATCTCACAAAACTGTTGCGGCCTATTTTTGCTAGTTATAGGCCTTAAAGAAAAACTAGCTTTTTATTATGGGATATATTATGACTAAATCTGGTGAAAAACTTTTAAAGCTTCTTCCACATATTGAAGAATACCAAAGATATATTGAAAGTAATTATGCTTCTTATCAAGGTAAATGCCAATTCAAAAGCGATTTAGGTTTTACTACCGGCTTTGAAGCTGGTAATAAGTATGTGAGAATTTTTCATTGGTATGACCACGGGTCATCCTTGAAACAAAGAAGTTGCCATTCATTCATCGATTTGAATACTGGCGATATTTGGAAAGCGGCAAGTTGGAAAGCTCCAGCCAAAAACTTTCCTCGTGGCAATGTTATACGAAAAGAATATGGTACAATTAGATGGACTGGTTGCTAATCATATTGATTTATAGTATAATATTTTTATTATGTTTATTATTGGAGATTTAAAGTGAAGAAGTATTTTATTATGTTATTGCCGTTGTTATTGTTACCGGCTTGTGCATCCACACCTACGGTGTCTGGTGCTGAAAAGGTAGAGAAGATGGAACGCCGTGATGTGATTCGTGGTGTCGGTGAATGTGAAGATGCTGGTATGAAGCCTTACGTTGAGTATGTTACACAAGTTACTCCTCATGGTAAAGTGTTAGTACCAATCAATGTTCATTGTGATCCTAAGCGTGCCAAGTAATCATGGACTATAATACAATTCTATCGACCTTAGGTATTACACAAGGTCGCTTAGAAACCATTATCATCTTTACAATTATTGCCATTGGTATTGGTATTATCTGCGTGATGTATTGGAAATTTTTATTGGCAGGTTTCTTTGCTCTGATAATCATTTTCGTATTCTCACGGTCAGAAGGCACACCTGAACCTTTGAATGTAATTGCCAAAACGGCACCGCCTGTCGTGGTTGAAGAAACTCCTTCACCAAAGGTAGAAGTGAAGCCTGAACCTGTGAAACCTGTAGTGGCACAGATGAGTAAGGAACAAAAAGAATTTATGGAAGACTGTTTATCGTTAGCTGACAAAAAATCAATTTGCGAGGAATTATGGAAACAACGCTCACAGTAATACTAGTTATTATTTCTGTTATCTTGGTAGCATATACCTTTTATACACACACTTTATGACCGAAGAACAAATACAACACCTGACGGACCTCGTTAACAAAACAACCAAGCGAGCTCCGTCTTTTGCTTTGATGCTCAATCATGTCATGCCAATCCATGAACCATTGATTGTAGAAACTGGTTGTGCTCGACAAGAAAACAATTTTGAAGGTGATGGTATGTCTACCACCATCTTTGATACTTTCATTGATTATCATGGTGGTGAATTTTATTCGGTTGATATTAGTCCTGATAATATTCGGTTTGCTACCGCCACGGCCAAGAAAGCCAATCTCACTTGTTCCGATTCAGTAAAGTTTCTACACAATCAATCTAAAGTATGGGTAGCACAGAATCGAAAGATTGACTTGCTCTATTTGGATTCATTTGACTTTGACATGGCTAATCCACATCCGTCATCATTACACCATATCTTTGAACTGACTGCTATTATGCCATGTTTAAGAGAAGGCACTATGATTTGTGTGGACGATAACTTTGACACAGTTGGTAAAGGTGAATATGTAAAACAATTTATGGATTTACTTGGTAAAGAAAGAATATATACAGGATATCAATGGGTATGGAAACTATGAAAAATTTTAACATCACAAATGAACAGTACCTTGCTGTACTAGAAACTGAAATAGAAGCATTACGGAATTACTACAAACCAAAAGAAGAAGGTACAGGACACTTCAATACGGCCGCCTCTGTATTACAACAACGTATTGATGAGATTAAAAAGAAGAAGAAACAAACAGTAGAATAAGGAGAATCGCATGACCACTTTTACCAGCGAAGATAGAGTTAATGCAACAAAGTTTGTAGACGAAGCACCGTATCATCCTGGTTACGAAGGTGTCATACCAGATACTCAACTTAAATTAGATTTACCCAACACCGAAGAACAGAACTCTTTACTCCGCAAACGGATCCTTGAACTAGAAAAAGAACTAGAAGAATACCGTTCCTACAAAACCCGCCATTTCAACACAGCACAAGGCATTATTGACTTTTTAAAAACATGATTACATTTTTAGGCATTCTTGGTATTATTATCACCGCACTGGTCGCTGTACCAGCCACCCTTATTGCTATGGCCACCCTTATCGAACATCCAATCAAAACGATTATTAAACTTTGGACTACTCTAATCGAAACATACATTGACTTTTGGAATAATCTCACCAAATAGCGAAACGCATCACTATATTATGGCGAAACCATTCCTAGTACCTCTCGTATACCTCTGCGTTTCCGCCGCATCCGGGCCAGCGCTTCCGAAAGATTTTAATGACCATTCTCAGAAGCCGCTGAGCCATACTAAATGAAACTACTACACATATTCCAATACTGGACCGATACATCACTCTGGTTCAAACCAAGATTCTGGTACTATAACGAAACAACTCCAAAGGGATTCCGATTATTCACTCTTTGTGGTATCTGTTTCGTCTTTGACCGACCAGATATTTCAATATGAACATTCGTAAATGGAAAGATGGAGAGACCGTTGCACACTTTCTGTATTATGATGAGAGTGGTAGAATCATTGGCGAAGTTGGCCTTGCTGGACACCAGATTAAAACTAAACACACAACAACCATCTATCCAGACAACAAAGAAATTTTCTCACTTGGAATGTATGTTAACTCCGAATCCGCCAAAGCAGCCGTAGAGAGATGGTGGTTAATCCAAGAAAGGACACTCATAGAAAATGAATATAACAACTGATGTATCCGGTAAGTGGGTACCTATTCAAGATGTTCTGAAACTATTGGAACGAATACAAGAACTAGAACAACAACTGTATGGTTCTAAATAAGACATACAATAGAACCGCTAAGTGGGATGTAGAAAGTAATCGGTGGCGGATCGGAGAAACCACTCTCTACCAATGGTATAACAATGAAGAACAATCTATCTCCCCAATTTACTCAGACCTCACCGAAGCCCTCCAATGGATCATCAAATACGATGAAAACCTATCGTAGTATCTTTATCTCTGATGTTCATCTAGGTACCAGAGATTGTCAGGCTGATAAACTGAATAATTTTCTTAAACATAATACCTGTGATACTCTCTACCTTATTGGTGATATCATTGATGCTTGGAAGATTACACAAAACAAATGGCGGTGGCAACAATCTCATTCCAATGTAGTTCGGCGAATCCTTGGTCATGCAAAGAGAGGTACCAGAGTAATCTATGTTGCTGGTAACCATGATGAGTTTCTGAGACCTATGATACCATATGGATTCTCCTTTGGTACCATTGAGATACACAATCAAACTGAACACATCGATGCCAATGGTAAACGATTCCTTGTTACCCATGGTGACTTATTTGATGGTATCTCTAAGTTAGCTCCATGGTTAACCTTTCTTGGTGATAAACTGTATGATATGATACTCGGATGGAACTCAAAGTTTAATTCTTTCCGTAGACGCTTTGGATTAGGTTATTGGTCTTTGAGTAAGTACCTCAAATATAAAGTAAAGTCCTCTGTAGACTTTCTCTTAGGCTTTGAGAAGAATATCTCTGCATACTGTAAGAAACGTGGCTTTGACGGAGTTATCTGTGGCCATATACACCATGCTGAGATAAAAGAGATAGACGGCATTCTCTATATGAATGACGGTGACTGGGTAGAATCCTGTACCGCTCTGGTAGAACACCATGACGGAACATGGCAGATTATCCATTGGACTAAAGAGAAGGACGCATCATGAGTAGTAAGAGTTATCAAGGTTCTGGTGCAAAATCAGATAATGAAACCTCTAGAGAAGTTAGTAAGGCTTCTTGGTATAAAAACAATCGTATCATTGAGTTGAACGATAAGTACCGTGCCTATAAGAAAACGGTACCAGAAGGTGAACGAGTTATGACTTTCCTAGAATTCAAGGAAACACAAAGGGCTCCGAGAAAAAAATTTGGAAAATCGAAATTCCTGAAAAAATAGCCTAGAAAAAAAGTTACTGAACTCTTGGTTTGACCTAGGACAAGCTTTTCTAGCTACTGCTCTTATAGTGCAAGGCGCCCCTGTTCATTTTCTGTACGCCTCTGCCTTACCTGGTCTACGCCAGCTCGCCACGCCTTACCACCACTCGCCTGCCTCAGTCAATCCCCACACGGTTTCCAGACGACCAAATCAGAATACTCCAGTATTTTACTCAAGTATTATCCTCAATAAAATCAATAGCATACCGCCACGCAAAAAATCGTTTGACAATGCCGCCAATTCGTGTATAATAGTCTTATTGTAGTAATTCATTAACACTTATTAAACGAAAGAAAATTATGTTTTCATATATTGATACCATCCAAAACCTCACCGTTGCCGAAAAACGCAATTTAGTCAAATCTATTAAATTAATGATTAAAGAGCATGTTGCTGCTAATCGTGACGCTAATTTCCAACGCAAACAAAATTCTGCTTTG